CCTCAGATGCCTTTAGAGGGCCGCCTGAAGAGCCGCCACAGATGCTTGGCTACTATGGTGGCACTGCCTCGTATAATTATCCTATGAAGCTCTACGGCCAGAAATAAAAAAGGCCCCGCGCTAGGGGTGAACGCGGAGCCAAATAGCAATGGGGAGGTTTGCTAATAGACAACTATTAGCAAGTTCCGTCGCCCATGTAAAGCAGGTCTAAGCGGCGCGTTATTTCTTGCTCCGTCATTATGGGGTGTTCGGTTGCCGTGGGGTCCACCTTGCGCCAGAACAGCCACAGAGGCACGTTAACTTGGTAGCAGGGCATATCCCTCGGCACGTCGGGGATTGTGGCTTGTATGGCCTCGTATTGCTCGTTGAAGTAGTTTGTCATTTGTCGCTCATTTGTATCTTAAAGGCTACACATTTGCCAAATGTGTAGCACAGATAAGTCATTTAACACCCAATAGAATCTCGATTATCGCTATTATTATAACCGACATTACGCCCTGGTTTTCTATATTCTTTCCCATCTAATCTCGCCTGGTAACAGCGCTCCCCATGTATGACTGTAGTATGATCGCGCTTTAACACGCGCCCGATTTGTGGATAGCTGGCGCTCGTTTCCCGTCGCGCGCGCCAATAGATTCTATAGCGTGTCCATAGGATGTCTTGCCGCCTGCTATAGCTTAAAACTTGTTCTGGTGAGAGATTACTGTCCAGCGCTTCTTCCAATAAGATTTGTTTTACTTTCTTCATTACTTGCGCGCCTCGATTTCTTTTTTGATTAGGCTATGCCGGAACGTATCCGATTCATAGTTGAGCATTATCTCTAACGCGCGCGTCGAAAGTAGATAGAGCATCTGTTGGAAGTCATAATATTCGGCCATGCGTGACATGTTACACCCCTATTAATAGCAAGATTAAAGTTCCAAAGAACGCCGCGCCCATGACAAGAGGCGCGATCGTTAAGAATAGCTCGGTTAGCGTTTCCATTACGACCCTATAAGATAGAGTAAAATCAGCGCAATGGCCGGAATTAATAGGCTGACGCATGTTGCCAGCCCGATGATGTAGAGTGCTTGTTTCATGCGGCGTCTTCCATGCAGGCATAGGCTAGGCTTTCGTCATCCAACAGCGCTTGCATTATGTGCGGATAGAGCCAATGGTCGGCGTCTATGTTGAGTTTACTGTCATTGTGCCCATGACCATAGACGACGATAGCGTCGACGCTAATATCCGTCGCATAATGCTCGAATATGCCAACATCAGGCTCCGGCGACGCGATGTTATATGATATGTCCGCTTCGCCAGCCGCATAGACGGCATAGCGTGGCAGTATTGAAAGCTCGTCGAAATAGTAAGTAAAAGTTCTCATATGAATATCTCCACTGGTAAGGCGCTGACAGGCATTGTCTCTAACATTTTTAATACGTCTTCTCTTAACGCCTCGCCCGCATCATCAAACGGAGAATCATCGTCGCGCGCCTCGCGTCTTAGCGCATACCAATATTTTATATCTGTGCGATATGTTAAGACGTAATATACGTTTGGATCATCCGTGATTATGTCGTAATCTATAAAGGGCGCGTATTCTTGCGCGCGCCCTGCGAAATAATAGTTTGTCATGCTGCATCCTCCTCTGCATATGCGCTTTTGATGCGCGCGCCGCTATGCGCGCAATAAAGATCGGGATCTTCGTAATTGATTGCGATTCCAACTATCTGCCATTGTTTGTCGAAATAGCCATTTCGCATATGTGCAGAACAAATCTCGCGCCAGTTATCACGCGCCGAATCAATTGAAAGCGCCTCTCCATCAGCACAAATGAGATATAATGGGTAGCCGCCAGGCCATGCGTATTTATCACGAAGAGCCTGTTTGATGTCTGAAAGATTGCTTATCGTTCTCATGCTGCTCTCTCCCCATAATTGTCGATCATATGTTGCGCTATCTCTGTCCAATTGACGTCAGACAGAAAAACCATTGCGTATGAGAAAGCCAAGCCTTCAGCATTGCCAATTTCTTGCTCTAATGTTTCTTCGGCCATTTCTTTAAGACTCAGACCTAAGTCATAAGCCGTGACGCTAGAGTCATGGCCGCAATCATACGGATCATAACCGTCAAACATTTCTAAATTGACGCGCCATGTCGCGTAATTAGTCCATCCATTGTAATTGCTCATGATTTCGCTCCCTTAAGCATATGCGCGCAATAGGCGCTCGGATAATCTGTGACGCGCTGCGTCTTGGCGGCGCTCGCACATATTTTTGAATGTGCGCGTCCGCTTTAGACGCTTTAACGCGCGCTCGTGTAAATCGCCGGTTATGTCGTCGAACACGCGCTGGCGATGATAGCGCAACAGTTTCTCTAATTTGGCTTGCATAACGCGCTCTCCTCAGTATTCGACAGCGATAAATAAGACTGTGGCGCAACCATATGGCCGAAAGTCTATCGTGTCGCCATATTCCGTGACGCGGCCGCGCGCGCCGGTTATGCCTACGGCCGCTTTTGCTTTCTTCATCAGCTCGCGCTGATAGACTTTATTGGCTTTGGAATAGTTAGTACCGCCATCGTAACCATAATGCGTCAACTCAGGCATGGTCACAGATGCGCGTCGCACCCATGAGTAGTTTGCGTCGCCGCCAAATGTGTCTGTGTATTCGATGTTATACTGCATGATCTTTCCCCTTATCTGAATAGGATGAAAGGCGCAGCAATTGCTGCGGCCATTAGCATAACGACGCCCATTGCGACGCAAGCTGAATTAAAAAACTCGGTTAGTGTCATGATTTTTACCCCTGGTTTGTCTGTAAGAGAATATGTAGCGCAACTATTCACAAGTGTCAAACATTATTTTACAGAAAATTGCGAGATAGTTTTTATGGGTGATTTTCCTGGGTTGTTTGGGCTATTATATGGTCGAGCAATGGGCTATAAGCCAAGCCCATATAATGCCCAAAATTCATAGCTTTGGGCTATATGTGTTATTATTATAATTATAAATATTTAATAAGTATAATAATTGATATAAGTCAAATAGGTCTTGAACGCGGGCGACTGTCGAAAAGTCATTCAGCGACTTAAAACCTATCACCCAAACAACCCATATCACCCAACAATCACCCAACTCTTGTTGACATTTAACTTAACATTTTACTTTAAGTTTACATTCTAAGTTAAGTTGACATTTGTTTACATTGAGCTGGTAGTTGACATTTGGGGGAGGGGGGCTGGGCCTTGACCATCCCTTAAAGGTTTACGAAGGGACTGCACGAAATTTTTTTTATTTGCTAAAAAGCACCCCGTCATATATTTTGTTGCAATGACATTCCAATCGCTACCTTATGAGCCGCGCAAGATCGAAGCGACAGAGCATCGGCTCGGTCAGATCTATGAGGCGGCGCGGCGGGGGTTAAAAGGCGACGCGTTGGCGTTGGCCTGTGATATGATGCCGGTAGAGTATCGTAGACTCATCCAACTCGACCCGGTCGCGGAGTATTACGAAACCAAAGGGCGCGCTGACGGCGAGATGGAGATGGCGGGCGTTCTACGTGACGCGGCGCTGGCAGGCGATGCTAAGGCGGCGCTTGATATTCTAAAGCATGTGCATGGCTGGGTTGCTAAACAGGCGGTCAGCGTCGAGGTCAACCAGACGATCTCTATTACGGCGGCGTTACAAGAGGCGCAGCAACGGGTCATTGAAGGGCAGATAATAGATGCAAGTGCCAATATACTCCCCGGAGGAGGAACAGCGTCTTATGGCGACCTTATGGTCGCCGCAGATCAAGAACGATCCGCTGTCGTTCGTGAGGCTGGCGTTTCCGTGGGGGAAGCCAGGGACGCCTCTTGAGCATTTCGAGGGGCCGCGTCGATGGCAGCTAGAGGTCTTGGTTGAGCTGCGCGAACACATCAAAGCAAACGGCGGTCGAGTAGACTTTGAGACTTTCAGGATGGCGACGTCTTCGGGGCGCGGCATCGGTAAATCTGCCTTAGTCTCATGGTTAGTGATCTGGATGCTGACCACACGGATCGGCTCGACGACCATCGTGTCGGCCAATTCCGAGGCGCAGCTCCGCAGCGTCACCTGGGCCGAGATCACGAAGTGGCTGAGTATGTCACTTCACAGTCATTGGTTCGAGGTATCAGCTACCAGGGTCTTACCAGCCAAGTGGATCTCGGAACTGGTCGAGCGCGACCTGAAGATGGGCACAAGATACTGGGGTGTTGAGGGGCGGTTGTGGAGTGCAGAGAATCCAGACAGCTACGCGGGGGTGCATAACTTCGCAGGCGTGATGCTGGTGTTTGATGAGGCGAGCGGTATTGATGATACGATATGGGCAGTGGCAGCGGGCTTTTTTACGGAAAATACCCCTAATAGGTTTTGGTTGTGCTTTAGCAACCCCCGTCGTAACTCTGGCTACTTTTATGAGTGTTTTAACTCCAAAAGAGACTTTTGGAGAAATAAGATTGTCGATGCCAGATCTGTCGAAGGGACAGATAAGGCCGTCTACCAACAGATCATTGACGAATACGGACCCGACTCAACCCAGGCGCACGTCGAAGTCTATGGACAATTCCCTAACGCCTCGGACGATCAGTTTATCCCCAATTCACTGGTCGATGACGCAATGGAAAGAGCGCGATGGCTCGACCAGACTGCGCCCATTGTCGTCGGAGTAGACCCGGCACGCTTTGGTGCTGACGCGACCGTTATCGCCATCCGGCAAGGGCGCGACATGGTAGCTATCAAACGGTATCGCGGCGACGATACGATGGCGGTGGTCGGGCACGTCATCGACGTGATCGAGGAGTATAAGCCCGCGCTGGTCGTCATAGACGAGGGCGGATTAGGCGCGGGGATCGTGGACCGGCTAAAGGAGCAACGCTACAAGGTGCGAGGAGTGAACTTCGGCAATAAAAGCAACAAACCCATCATGTATGGTAATAAGCGTGCAGAGATGTGGGGGACGATGAAGGAATGGCTGAAGAGCGCGAGCATACCAAAGGACAGGTATTTGAAGTCGGACCTGACTGGACCGATGATGAAGCCGGACTCGAAAGGAACGATCTTCTTGGAGTCGAAGAAGGACATGAAGTCGAGGGGGCTAGCCTCCCCAGACGCTGCGGACGCGATAGCCGTT